ACGGCTCCAGGCGTTGGCGACTTACCTGCAATCCCAGCTTGGCGAACCGCCGGGCATCGAACTTCTGCACACGCAGGGTTCGGACGTGTACCTCGCGCATAAAGAGCAGTACGAGCACCGTAGGGCACAGCTTCAACACGCATTTCAGGCGCAACAGAACGCTCAGCAGGACGCGCAGCTTAAACGCCAAGCGCGGATCGCGGAGCAGGCTGAGGCGACCGAGAAGGCGCTGCGAGACACCCTGCCGGGCTGGAATGACGACATGCTGAACACCCTTGCCGGGTATGGCCGTGACTTTGGCCTGACTCCCGACATTGCGGGCGAAGCGTTCGTCAGCAAGGGCTTTTGGGAAGTGCTGCACAAGGCGAAAGCCTATGACGCAATCCAGGCGCAGAAAGCGCAGATGAAGCCCAAAGCGCAGTTGGCAAAGGTCGATAAGCCCGTTGCCAAGAATCAGACCGGGAAGGTAGCGGAGCGCGCGAAGCGTGAAGCCGCCTTCAACAAATCCCCGAGCGTGGATGCGCTCGCAGACTTCTTACAAGGACGTTAAGCAATGCCTACCAATATGCTCCAGACCTATACGGTCGTTGGCAACAAGGAAGACGTGGATGACAAAATCTACCGCGTCTCGCCCGAGGAAACCCCGTTCATTTCGATGATCGGCCGCGAGTCGGTTGATGCCGTCTCCCCCGAATGGCAGCGTGATGCGCTGCGTAGCCCGGCCAGCAATGCCGCGGTTGAAGGCGCTGACGCGACCTATGCCGCTCAGACCCAGCCGGAACGCCTGAGCAACAAGACGCAGATCATCCAGGACACCCTGAGCGTCACGGGCACCACGGATCGCATCGCCAAGTACGGCCGCGACAAGGAATCGGCCCGCCTGAAGGCCAAGAAGATGGTGGAACTCAAGAAGGACATTGAGTGGTCCGCCATTGCCAACGGCGCGTTCGTGGCCGGTTCGGCTGCGGTTGCCCGCCAGATGCGTGGCCTGTACGGCTGGTGCGCCACCAACAACGAACTCGGCGTCGCTGGCTCCCCGGCTGCCCCGGTCATCGCCACCAACACCGCTCCCGTCGCTGGCACCCTGCGTGCACTGGACGAAGCCACCCTCAAGTCGCTGATCCTCAAGGTCTACAACTCGGGCGGCAAGGCTGAGGTGCTGATGGTGTCCCCGTCGCACAAGCAGAAGATCAGCTCGTTCACCGGCAACGTGACCCGTTTTAACGATGTGTCGAGCAAGGCTGTCCGCTTGCAGACCTCGTTCTCGGTCTACGGCCACGACTTCGGCGAAACCAAGGTGGTTCCGAACCGCGTCATGGTCTCCTCGGGCGCTGGCCTCATCAACACGGCCTATGTGCTCGATGCTGAGCAGTGCAAGCTGGGCGTGCTGCGCCCGTTCTCGTCCACCGATCTGGCGAAGGTCGGCGACGCGGACAACTACCAGATTCTGACCGAAGTCACCCTCAAGGTGAACGAGGAAAAGGCCCTGGGCGCGATCCGCGATCTGACGGCGACCGGCTCCTAAGTCGGCATAGCAGTGCAATTAGAGGGCCCTTCGGGGCCCTCTTTCTTTTGGAGGATGGGATGAAGGGACGCATTGACTTTGACGACCACGGCCGCGAGGTCATCGTGCATTCCGAGAGCGCGGCCAGCGTCAACGCCGTCATGGAGGAGTGCAAGGCGCGTCAGTCGTGCGGCATCACGGGCGAGCGCGATATGCGCCACCTGGCCGAATACCCCGGCTGGCTCATCCAGAAGTATTGCGACACCGCTGGCATCCAGTGGAACGAGTGGTTCCAGAACCCCGTTCACGCCCGCCGAATGATGGCCGACCCTGCGCTGGCCTACTTCCGTGTTGACACCCTGAAAGTTTCGACGCGGGGCGAATGATGCAATTCACCAATTACGACGCGTTCCGCGTTGCGCTTCAGACGCTCATTGAGGGCGATGACAGCACGGGCGGCACGTTCAACACGTCCACGCTAGACCTGATGGTTGGCCTGGGCGAGGGCCGCGTCTATCACGGCGACAACCAGACCGGCGCCCTGCGTGCGTCTGCGATGGTCGAGGCGCTGAGCGCGACTGTCACCGCCAACGCCGCACCGCTCCCGGCCGACCTGCTGGAACTGAAAGAGGTCTATTTCAGCGGCAAGGCGCCGTTGGATGTGGTCCCCTTGGACCGTCTGCGGGCGCTGGAGGCTGACGGCCAATCGGGCGGTGACGCTCGCTATTGCGCTCAGGACGGCGACACGCTGCGATTCTGGCCCACTGCAACGGGCACGGTGCATGGCAGCTACTACGCCAAGCCGGACAGCATCGTCACGGTGACCCCGTGGGCCGATGCGACCACGTTTGCCCGCTATCCCGAGTTGTTCCTGTACGCCTGCCTGTACGAGTCGGCGCTGTACCTCGGGATGGACAGCAAGGCCCCCATTTGGGAGGGCCGTTACCGCGCGTTGGCAGACGGTGCGAACCATAGCGAGCGGATGCGCGTGTATGGCGGCTCCCCGCTGCGAGTGCGTACCCGCTAATGGCCCGCAAAGTCCCCTTTAACATCGTTGGCGGTGCCTACGCTGACGATGCCTTGCCGTGGTCGGCGCAGGATTGCGTCAACTACATCCCGGTATTCGCCGAGAAGGACGGCACGCGCTCGCCCAAGATGCTGCGCGAGCTTCCTGGCTGCACGACGTTTACGGCAGATATGGCCGAGGCCCCGGTGCGCGGTCTGCACGACTGCGAGGGGGCATTGTTCGCGGTTGTGGGTACGACCCTGTACCGCATCGGCACGGATAGCGATGCCACGGCGCTGGGCACTATCCCCGGCACTGAGCGCGTCACGATGGCGCATAACCAGATCACGGCTGGCAACCAGATTGCCATTGGCAACGGCCAGTCGGGCTACGTGTGGGACACCACCACGGCAACGCTGACGCAGATCACGGATGATGGCTTCCCCGGCTTCCGGTCGGTGGACTTCATTGACCAGTACATCATCGGCGTGGAGCCGTTCGGCCGCTATTGGTTCCATTCGGACCTGAGCGACGCGACCAGCTACAACACGATTGACCGGAACGTCGCCGAAAAACTCCCCGACAACATCAAGCAGGTTATTGCCTCGGGCAGCGACGTGTTCGTGCTGGGCGACAAGTCGGCGCAGTTCTTCGCCAATACGGGCGCAGCGACGGGCACGTGGGCCAATCGCCCCGGCACGGAGATGGACGTGGGTGCGGCCTCGCCGTGGACCGCGTGCAGGCTGGACAACTCGGTCTTTTGGCTGGGCCATGACGGCAGCGTCTACAAGCTGGAGGGCTACCAGCCCCGGCGCATCTCCACGCACGCGCTGGAGCAGGCATTCAGCCGCGCAGACACGTCCAAAGCCTATGCGTTCACCTTTGAGGATCGCGGTCACAAGGTCTATTACCTCACGGTGGGCGGCAAGACCTGGGGCTATGACGTTGCGACGGGCGAATGGCATCGCCGCAAGTCCTCGGGTATCGACTTCTGGCGCATGAACTCACTGGTGAAGTGGCGTCGTCGCTGGTATGGCGGTGACTACACGAACGGCAAGCTGTACCTGCTGGACTGGGCCGTCATGGACGAGGCGGGCGACGAGATGGAACGCTCGCGCACCAGCCCTGTGCTGCATGACGAGCTGAACAAGCTGATCGTTCATTCCATCGAGTTCCTGTTTGATACCGGGCTGGATGAAGAATCCGTCCCGCTGCCGCAGCCTGTTGTTGGGCCGCTGTCTATTTCGGGTGACGTGCCGGATGGCTTCGGTGGAACCGTCATCTCTACAGCCTACGTGGCTACGGGTGGCGTGCGTCCCATCACCTTCGCGGTGACCTCGGGCGCGCTCCCCGCTGGCCTCACGCTGGCAACGAACGGCACGGTATCCGGCACCCTCACGACCAGCGGGAGCTATAGCTGGACCGTCACGGCTACGGATGCGGAGGGCAACACAGCCAGCCTCAACGACACGGCCGCCGTGTTGGGCTACTGGAACGCCGCAGACCGCATCAACGACGCCACTGGCTCAATGGTGCTGACCAACAGTAACCGTGACGCGGAAGCCATCGGCATTGTTGCATCGCCTACGTCCAACCTGGGCGTGCGCGGCGAGTTGGGGCGCACTACGGGACGCTATTACGTCGAGTTTGAGGTGCTGGCCGAGAACGCCACGTATGAGGGCTTCGTGGGGCTGGCAAACGCTACCGCCAACCTCGCCGTCCACGCCTACCAGGGCGCCAACACGGTCGGCCACGACTTCCAAAACCGCCCATCCAGCGGCCTCACAGGCAGTGCCATCGGTACAAACGTCATCACCGGCAGCATCGTTGGCGTGGCGGTGGACCTCACTGCGCGCCATGCGTGGGTTCACGTCAACGGCACTTATGCCTTCGGGCAGACCCCCGTCACGGACCCCAGCGGCGGCGCTATCGGCGCAACGATGCCAACCGGCCAAATGTTCCCGCTGTTCACCGCGCAAGACACGACCGCAGCGACCAGCAACAAGGTCAGGCTGCGGCTGCTGTCCTCGCAGATGCAATACCTGCCCGCCACCTTTACCGCGTGGGGTGGCTCATGACCGACCGCATCGTGCAAATCCGCTATTCCCGCGACGGCGGCCGGAACTGGTGCGCATGGAAAGACCGCTCACTAGGTGAGGCGGGCGACTTCCTGCATCCCGTCATCCTGCGGCGCTTGGGCATTGGCAAGCATTGGGTGTTTCAGGTGCGCGTCACCTCACCCGTGCGCGCCGACCTCCTGGCCGCGTCAGTCGTCATCGAACCCACGGACAGTTAATACATGGGTCCGAGTATTTGGCGGTTGGGCGCAAATCTCGACGTTTCGCCCCTAGTTGAGCAGATCGAAAAGCACCCTGAAATCTGGAATACGCACAGGGAGCGGACGGAAATGTACGGCACTCCTCACAATGGGGTGTCGGATATTTGGGTGCGCTACAGGCCGTGGGAGGAATACACGGGCGATTGGGCGCGATTCCACGACGAGCATGTAAGCGAGTGGTATCCGGTCATCCAGAAAATTCCGTCCGCGTGGTCGCTGGCCCGCAAGGTCAAGCGGATGGTGGGGGCGGAAACTCTTGGCGGCGTACTGATTACCAAGGTTCCCCCCGGTGGCCGGGTGGCTCCGCACATTGACGGGGGTTGGCACGCGCGCCACTACCGGAAGGTCGCCGTGCAGTTGATGGGCAACCAGCAGCAGGCGTTTTGCTTTGAGGACGGCGAGCTACGGGCCGATCCTGGCGAGGCTTACGAGTTCATCAACTCGCGCCTGCATTGGGTAACCAATGATAGCGACAGCGACCGTATGACGATGATTGTCTGTGTCCGTTGACTTCATTGTCATTGGCCTGCCGCGTTCCGGCACCACATGGCTTGCCAATTGGCTGACCACGGATCGCTCGCTTTGCCTGCACGACCCGTTCAACGCATTGCCTGAGCAGTGGCCGCGAGATGCGCGCCGATTCGGGATTAGCTGCACGGGCGCTTACCTTCTCCCCAAGTGGCTAGGCGCTCAGAACTGCGCCGTGGCGGTCATAGAGCGCGACCCGGAAGCGTGCGCGGCATCGCTAGCGGCGGCGGGCGTGCCGGGGCTTGGCGGGCTTCCTGCGGCGCTTTCTGCGGCAGATGGCAGGCGGTGGAAGTTCGCCGACCTGTGGAACGAGGACAAGGCACGCGAGTTGTGGGCCTTTTTGCTGCCGGACGCGCCGTTTGACGCGATCCGGTATCGGCTGCTGCGCGAGATGCGCATAGAGCCGAGGAATTGGACGGTGGACACGGACGTGGCCGCTGAAGTGTTTAGGCGTTACAGCTAAGGAGTGGCGTATGCCGTGGGGAGCAGTAGCAGGAGCGGTGATTGGCGCTTATGCGTCCAATAAGGCGTCGAAAAGTGCGGCCGGAGCGGCGTCGTCGGCAAGCAATTCGTCTATCGCAGAGCAGCAGCGCCAGTACGACCAGACCCGACAGGATCAATTGCCGTGGCTAAATGCTGGCTCAAACGCGCTTTCACAGATGCAGGCACTGAACTCTGGCGACTTCTCCAGCTTCAAACAGTCACCGGATTATCAGTTTGCCTACGACCAGGGGATGCAGTCGCTTGATCGTTCGGCGGCGGCGCGTGGCGGACTCTACAGCGGCGGCCATAGCGCGGACCTGATGAAGTTCGGGCAAGGCTTGGCCTCGCAGAATTACGGCACGTTCTACAACCGACTGCAAAGCCTAGCGAATCAGGGTCAGACCACGGGCAGCGGCCTTGGCGCTCTTGGCGCTAGCGCGGCTTCGAACATCGGCAACGCCTACACCAACGCAGGCAACGCCCGCACGAGCGCCTACATGAACCAAGGCAACAACTACGCAGGGCTCGCCGCTACTGGTGCCAATGCCTTCGGCAACTGGTATCAGAACAACCGCACCAACAATCCTGGCGGCACTGGTTGGTACCTCGGCAACAATCCGGGTAAGGGCTAATGAATCCATACGAGATTTACCAAGCCGGACTCGCCGGAGCAGAGCAGGGCAAGCAGCGCGGCATCGCCTCACTCATCGGCAAGGCGTACAGCGCGCCCATTGACCAACGACAGAACGCGCTTGCGCGGCTCGCTCAGGTTGATGGTCCGGCCGCGTATGATGCTCAGAAGCACATTGGCGAGATGGACGACGACGGCCGCCAACGCCTGGGCCAGTACGCCGCCGCCTTCGACGCGCTGCCCGACGAGATGAAGCCGCAGGCGTATCCGCAGCTCGCCCAGCAGGCGCAGCAGTTGGGCATCCCGGCCCCGCCCGAGTGGAATCCGGCCTATGCGCCGCATATCCAGAAGTTGGCGCAGACGTTGGGTAATGCTGGCTCAGGCAATGTCCAGAGCACGCAAATTCTCGCGAATGGGCACATTGGCGTGGTGACCAGGGATGGCCGCGTGGTGGACACCGGACAGGCCGCATCGCCTAGCACGCAGCTCATCAACGAGCCGGGTCAGTTCCCCTATCTGGTTACGACCGGGCGCGGTGCCATCGGTCAGACTACGGGCATTGGCCCCAGTGCTGGCGCGCAGCAGCCCCCGGCCCAGCGCATGAGTGACGATCAAATCACGGCCTTTGCCACGCAAATGTCACAGGCAAACGTGCCACAGGAGCAGATCGAGGCGTGGATGCGGAGCCAGCAGTCGCAGCCGATGTACGTCGGTGGTGGCGCCCCGTCATCCGCTCCGGTTCCGCAGCGCAATCCGACCGCAGCAGAGGCGGCGGCGGCCACAGAGTCGGCCAAGCAGGGCGTAGAGATTGCGAACCTGCCGCAGCGTGGCGCTATTGAGGCCGAGAACGCAGCCAAGAAGGCCGCTGCCGAGGCCGCAGCTAAGGCTCAGGCCGAGCGAGAAGCGACCGTTGCAACCAAGGCGGTAGACGCGCAGCGCGCCCTGGACCTGCTGGACGAGGCGGAGCGGTTGCTTCCGCTGTCTACGGGCAGCGGCTTTGGCAATATGGTTGACGCTGGCGCTGCTATGTTCGGCAAATCCACGACGGGCGCGCAGGCCATTACCGCACTGCAAACCATTGCGGGGCAGTTGACCGCCAGCATGCCGCGCATGCAGGGGCCGCAGTCTGACAAGGACGTGCTGCTCTATAAGCAGATGGCCGGCGACCTCGCCAACCCCACCCTTCCGATTCCGAGCCGCATGGCCGCCCTTAGGCAAATCCGCAGGCTGAATCAGAAGTACGCGGGCGGAAACGGCGACAAAGCACCCAGCAACAGCATCGGCGGAACGGGCGGCGGGGGCACTGTCTGGACCCGCGACGCTAACGGAAAGCTCGTTCGGAGCAAGAACTAATGACGCAGTATTTCCGCGACGCACAGGGGACGATGCACGAGTTCCCCGACGATGCCACGCCCGAGGAAATTGATGCGGCCACGCGTGACCTTGGCAAGCCCAAGCCCAAGCCCCCGGTAATTGCCGACCTCGCACGCGCGACGTTCGATGAGTCGCCGTGGTATCAAAAGGCGCTAATCGGCGCGGGCGGCGAACTGAAGTCGCTCGGCCGTGGCATCGGCCAGATTTTCACGCCGAACGATTCGCAGACCCATAAGAATCTGACGGCTGCGGCGGACCAGGATCGGGCCTTTCAGTCCGGCGTTCATGGCGTGGCGGGGTTCGCTGGCCGTGCATTGCCCTACCTCGCCACGGCTCCGCTGTCGGCCCCAGAAGCGATTGCGCTACGGGCTGCCCCCGCTGCTGGAACGCTGGGGCGGCTCGCCATCAAGGCTGGCGTGGCGGCTGCCGAGGGCGCTGGCTACGGCGCATTGCAACAGGTCGGCACTGGCGAGAGTCGCGGCGAGAATGCGGGTTTTGGTGCGCTTGGCGGCATTGCTGGTCGCGGCATCGCTGGCGGACTGGGCAAGGCCGTTGCAGTGGCCCGCAACAAGTGGGCGGACCCAGCCATGCAGGAGGTCAGCGAATACCTCACGTCCAAGGGGATTCCGGTGTCGCTGGGCGACCTCGGCTCCAATAGCGCCCGCTTCATTGAAAACCGCCTTGCCTCCATGTTTGGCAGCGGTCGCCGCGAAGTATTGCAGCAGCAGGCGCACGGGATCGAAGGCGAGGCTACGTCTCTTGCCAACGCTTTCCGTCAGCAGCGCGAACAAGTCGCTGGCATGTCGGGCCTGCCTGACGCATCGCCAGAGGAAATGGTTGCGGGCGGCATTCGTCGCCAGTACCAAGCCAACAAGAAGGCGTCGAGCGCGAAGTACGACGAGGTTTCCAATGCGGCGCGAACCGCCCCGACTGTAGAGGCGCGTGGAACGCAGGGCGCGGTGCAGCAGGCGTTGGCCGATGCCCCCGAGGTTTTCACGGGCTTTGGCTCTGCAAACCGGACTTGGCTGGATTGGCTTGGCGTTGGCGGCAAGCCTCACCTGGGGTTCGATGACCTGCGCGGACTCCGCAAGGAAGTCGCCAACGCGGAAGCTGCGGCACAGCGCCGCATCGCCACTGGCAACGCGACGACCGCCACTCAGAACGAGGCGCTGCAACTTGGCCGCGTCCGCTCGGCCATCGAATCGGATATGGAGAGCTGGGCGCAAAAGTCGGGCGGCGACGTGCTGGATAAGTACCGCGCCGCCAACGCATTCCATCGCGAGAACGTGGTTCCGTATCGCTCACAGCCGGAAACGCGGCCCTACATCAAGGCGGATGCCAATCCTGACCGCATCGGCAGCATGTTGAACGCCAACAGGCCGGAAGCGGCCAACCGCGTCATGGGCGCCACGGACCCGGCAGGGCGTGCAGCAGCAAAGGAGTTGGTGGTTTCGCGTGCGCTTGATCGTGCAACCAATCCGGCGCGTGACAACCTGAGCGTGTTCCAGCTACTTAGCGGCCTCAATACCGGAAAGGCTGGCAAGGCTATCTTCGACCCCGCAGAACAGGCGGCGATTGATAAGGTCGGAGGCGTCGCCAAGCTGCTTAGTCGCGCCGCACAGGCTGGTTCCGATCCAGCCACTGGGCAATTCAACATGGCGCTTGGGCAAATGGCGTTCGGTGGTGCGGCGGGCGGATACGTCAGCGATAACCCAACGCTTGGCACACTGGGCGGCGTTGTGGCTGGCTTGGCGCTGCCCCGCGCAGCAAATCGCGCGACGTATTCGGCCTTGGCGAAGCGATTGGTTATGTCGGGCCTGCCCGCAGAGATTGCCGATAGCGTCGCCTACAAGCTGATTACTGGCGCGACCCGCAAGGGCATCACGTCGGGGGCCGCTTCCGGGCGGGAGCAGCCACTAGAGCTTGATGTTGCGGGTGGCCGCAGGGCGACGGCGGAAGATATTGCGCGGGATAAGGCGCTGGTGGGGTACTAATCGACCAGTTCGCCCCGTTGCGGGATTCCAGCTGCGCGTTCGTGTTTGCGGACGGCCTCTTGGATGCGGTCACGCCCGACAACCGGCTCGTTTCCGCTGTAGTACAGGTGCCGACCAAGGGCGATGCCAACACGGGCGGGAAGGACTCGGACGATCAAGGCCCCCAGCCAATTTACGGCGCGAACGTAGAACTTTGCCGCAAGGGGTAGGACCACAAAGGCGGCCACCAGAAACCAGAGCACTTCCATACGCAACCTCTCGGGCTAATTGCCTAAGAACCATATCACACCCCGCCAGCGCGGGGTTTTCATTTTAGGGAGCCACGGATGGCTGCATACCGGATATTTTCGCGCCTTAACACCTTCTTCGGCCTCTCGGGCCAGCTCCTGGCGGGCGGCTATCTGAAGTTCTACACGGAGGCCACCACCACCCCCAAGAACGTCTACGGCGACGAGGCCCTGACGGTCAACAACGGCTCGCAGATTGACCTAGACGCCTCGGGCCGCCCGGAAGATGACATTTGGGGCAGCGGCGATTACTTCGTGGAGCTGTACGACTCCGCAGGCGTGAAGCAGGGCGACGCGGATAACGTTGCCATCTACGGCGGCAGCGCGGCCACGATCCCGATCCCCGACGCGGGCGAGTTCGTCACGGGTAACGGTGTCGTGTTCCAGGTGGCGGAAATCATCGAGGTTCCCGACCCGACCGGGCAGAGCGGCAAGATTCTCGGCAACAACGGCAGCGCGCCTATCTGGCAAGACCCGCCCGCCACACCGACTGCGCCCTATACCGTCAGCGCCGGAAACATCCTGATCGGCACCCTGCTTGACCAGTGGGGCACGGGCACGGCTCCGGCTGCGGCCTCGGCCAAGTCCAGCTCCGTCAACATCACGTTTGCGGTGGCCTACACGTCCGCCCCGTATCACGCCAGCATCACGATCACCAACGCGGGCGGCTCCACCCCTGCGGGCGACATTTGCACCGTGGCGGTTACCAACCTGACCACCACGGGCATGACGGTCACCGTCAACGTGCCGGATGACGACTCCAGCAGCTCGCACAAGCTGGCGAACAGCACGCCGTTCTCGTATCGCGTGGTCGGGCCGAAGGTCTAATGACGCTGCCCGCACTCCCCAAGCAGAACCAGCCGATTGCTGGCGCTGGCGGGCTGGCCACCATTCCTTGGTATGACTGGCTGGCCCGTGTCAGCGCGTCGCTGGCCGCTGACAACACGGCCCTGGCTGCGTCCATTGCCGAAGTCTTGGCGGCCGTTGAGGACTTCAACCACGGCCAAGTCACGGGGCTGAACTCCGTGCAGACCTCCGGCACGCTGGAGGAAGGCCAAGTATTCGTGCAGCTTCAGGGCGACGAGGAGAGCCCCGGCACCTCGCGGGTGTACGGCACGGACTCGTCCGGGGCCAAGGGCTGGCGGCACCTCATCTCGCCCACCTTCGTCATCGTCAACACGAAAGCCGACTTTCCGGCAGCGGTGGCGGGCGTGGTCACGCTGGAGGATGACGCCTGCTATCTGCTCACCGACATTATCGATATGGCGGGGGACCGGATCGTCTGCGGCGCGAACAACACGTTGGAGGGGGCTTCGGCCAATACCTGCGGCCTGCTGTTCTCCGGCGGCGGTTCGTCCACTTGGATCACTGGCACGTCTTCGCTGTCCCTGCGCTATCTGCAACTGACGGCCAACACGGGCACGCTGTTTAGCCTGGATAGCGACGTTACCCACGTCCTGCTATGGGAGGGAATCCGCATTCTGGACACGCCAACCATCGGCACGGTTCGGGACTACCAGAACGCCGTCTGGAAAGATCAGATTATCTCCAACTCGGCGAACCTGACGCTGGACGGCACGTTTGCCTCATTCGTCGCGGAAACGGCGCTATTCGACGGCCGCAGCGGGCAGACCACCATCACGGTTCCGTCTACGGCGACGTTCCTGCGTCGCTTTCGGATGCTTTACACCGCGTTTCAGGTCGATGCTGGCGAAACGGGCATCAACTTTAGCTCCTCGGCGACGGTCCCGAACGAGTCATACATTCTCGACAACGTGAGCTTCGCGGGTGCGGGAACGTATCTGACTGGCATTACCTACACCAGCAATAAGGCGCTGTTCTTCAACTGCACGGGCATCACCAATACCAACGCGGTCACGCAGTACACCATGACCGGCAACGCCACGGCGACGGTTATTGGCAGCGCGGGGACCTTCGTCAAGGTGGCAGGCACCACGACGGAAGTCGCCTCCGTCACGCAGAAGTTCAGCAACGCGACAACCAACCGCTCGGTTTATACGGGCGCATTCCCCGGCTCGTTCCTGGTCACGGTGTTTGCCTCCATGACCTCGGGCAATAACCAAAACCTGCGGATGCGGGTTGCCGTGAATGGCACGACGATTGCGGCCAGTAATGCACTGTTCCAGACCTCGGGCAGCGGCGCGGCATCCAACATCGGAACGCAGGTAATGGTGTCGCTATCGACTAACGATTACGTCGAAGTGTTCGTTACCAACGACACAGCGGCCAACAACATTACGGTGTCTGACCTCAACGTCACCATCACCCGGTTCTAAGGACACACATGCCCATCACCCGCCCCATTACGTCCTGCATTCTCCGCCCCCTCTCATCTGCGGTTACGGAGGGGGGTGGTGGTGTCCAGCCGCCGCTTGCGTTGCGCAACCTCGTGCTGGCCGGTGGCGTGACCGCCGTTAACCCGATGGTGCCCATCGGCGACAGCCACACGGACAACGGCACGTCGGCGCATTACCTGTGGGACCGCCTCAAGACGGTACGCAACCAGCCGGGCGAAGGGCTGGAAGGCGTGCCGTCCGGTGGCATCGTGCCGATGGGCAACAACGGGCAAACGCTCACCAACTACCTGACCGGCGCGGGCACCAACACCTTCGCCGCCGCGATGGCTCTTAATCCGTCCGTGGTGGTGTCCTGCTGGCTGACCAATGACGTGCGCCTGGGCGGACTGGGCCTGACCGTTGACGCGATCCGCACCGCTGGCGTGGCGCTGCTGAACCAGCACGTTGCCAACATCAAGGCGGCGCGGCCCTCGGCAATTATCGTCCTGCGCATCCCGGCGCCGTATCTCACCGTGAACGTGGCGTCGAATAACTACATCACGGACGGCTCGACCATCAACCCGCCGGGGTTGGCGCAGATTTACACCACGGGCATCCGTGCGGCGCATTACGCGGTCAAGAGCACGTATCCGGACGTGCTGATCTATGACCCGCAAACGCGCCTGTTCGGCACCGACTCGCCGACCGCTGTGGGGACCAACTTCGCGGACCAGATTCACCAGAACCAAGTTGGCTACGAAGCGGAAGCCGACAACTTCGCCGACTGGATCAACGCCCCGGTGGCCTATTCGCAGGCATCCACCGATGCCGCGCTGGTGGCTCAGCCCTATACGCCGTGGCTGTCCTACTCGCGCGCCGTCGAGGATGGCTCGCGCTTCGTGCGGGTGGGTTATGCCCCGGCGATCACCGTCACCAGTGGCAACACCTTCCTCGACTTCGGCCCGACCGTCCCCAACGCCGACCCGACCCTGATGGACCGTTACGACGTGGTGCAAACCGTGGGCGCGTCAAAGTCGTTCGTGGTGCCGCCGGCCAGTACGCTTGGCACCTCGGCAACCAACACCCGCATTTCGCTGGGCGGTGGCGCCACCGTCCCCACGTCTGCCGTGGCGCAAACCAAGGTGCGCGTGTACCGGCAGACGGTTAGCGGCGATGCGCTGGTGAACGCCAAGCTGACGGGCGGAAGCTATACCCGCACGGGCCGCATTTCGGCGGGTAGCACGGCCTTCATGGACGTGACGGCCTACAGCCTCACCAGCACGAAGCCGACGCAGGCGGCGAACCTTTGGGTGCCGGAAATGCTGGCGGGCGATAAGGTGTATGTCGAAGGCTTCGGCGCGACACCGCTCACCCTGGCGGCCAACTTCTCGCAGAGCGGCGGTAACCTGCGCATCACTGGTCTGTCGGGCACGGACTGGAGCCTGTACGCGGGCCGGATCGTCGTCGTGTATCGCGCCTAATCCCCACCAGCGCACCCCCGGTGTTCGCCGTGGTGGTTAGTCAACCAGAACCCAAGTGTCTGCCGCGATTAGGTGGCTTCCGCGCGGAATCTGAGGCGGTGCCGCGTACATGGCTTGTGCTATGTCCAACCGGCCTGCGGCTTGGGCTTGTCGGCGCGCGTCGTCAACGTCTGTCGCGATGATCCAGCCCGTAGGTTTGTTGTCCACAAATGACACGATGCAAAGCATGGGCAGACCTCCTAAAACCGTGAGTTTAGCCCCGGTGTTCGCCGGGGTGGTGCGTTAGCGCGGTGTGGCTGGGCGGAACGGGATAAATGGACAGTCCGGGTCGGGGAGTTTGTAGACCCGCCCCGTGGCCCGATTGAATGCGAAAGACTCCCCGGAGATAAGCTGCAACGTTGTCCAGTCCGGGAACACTTGGGCCATCCAAGCAACGTCTTTGCGGGGCTCCAAATCCTTCCCGCAATTCTGGCTTGTCATCGCTTTTCATCCTGTGCAGTTTTTGTGCAGTGGTTGGGGCATTACAAACCGGCTAGCGCGGAAATGTCCTTCACGGCCAGAGCCCGGCAGATTCGCAGGAACGGTACGTCGCCCCAGCAGTTCATCCCCACGTTGACCGCGTAACACACCAGCCTCGTGTTCGCCGGGGTGTAGCCTTCGTCCGAACTGATCCGGTCGATGCTGGGGGCGAATGGGCGGCGCTTGCCGTGAACCTCAAAGCTGAAAGGCAGGCCGGACACCTCGCATCGGCCCTGCGATCGCACAGCCATGTGCACCACGTCGGCAAGGTCTAGGCTGTTCGCCTTGCGCCCCTTGCGGACCTGCACCAACAAGCGGGAAACCCACGGGCTACGGCTCTCTGCGGCCTCCCGCACCTGCTCAGCCCACCAGGAGTCGTGCTGGGCGACAAGGGTCTGCGATTCCCACTGGCGGTAGTACGCTATGGCGGCCGGGAGGGTGGTGCATTTCGTGCTGACGCGAACCTGTCGCCCGTTGATGACGCGGGATATATGCCACGTCTGACCCCGCTTTACTAACCCCCTCGGCACATCCATTCGTCACCTCAAACGCAACTAACACGCACGGGCGCTGAAACCCGCATTCTGCCGCTGTCAAAACGGCCCCTGTGATTCCGTAAGTACCTGTATTTCCTGATATCCCCTAACCTTGACATGGTAGGGGTCACAGGTTCGAACCCTGTACCGCCCACCAATCCTATCAAGCACTTAGCTAGGGTTGGCGACCTTTCATCGGGTCACACTAAAACGCAACTAGCACGCAGCCCGTCCATGTACCCGTCGATGGCCTGCACGGCATGGCCGAGGTAGTCGGGCCGGTACTTCGCGTAAACCTCCGTCTTGCCGCCATAGGCGCGGTGGCCGAGGAACCCCTGAATCTCTGCTTCCGGCACGCCTGCTGCGCGTAGCTCGGTCGCCATCGTGTGCCGGATCGTCTTGGGCACCACGTCCTCGCCAAGCCATGCCCGCTTGCGCATCTTTCGCCATGCCGTCTTGAAGCTGGCGATCTTCTTCCCCCTCCATTGCACCAGCGGCCCATCCGGGGCGTGTTCCAGCCACGGCAACAGGAACCCACACACCGGCACGGTCGGGCGGTATTTCTTCGTCTGCTTGCGGCCTGGCGGATTCTGCACCAGCAGACGGCGGCCAAAGTCCACTTGGCTGCGTGTTAGGTCTAGGGCGGCCTCCGTGCGTGCCAGCGTGCCGTACATGAGCGCCAGCATCATCCGTTCGTGCGGCTGCTCGGCCGCCATCCATAGGGCCACGGACTCGTCTACCGTCAGCACGCGGTCACGGGGCGGGGCATCCTCGCCGGGGATGATGAAGGGCACCGAGTCAATCTCGCCCTCCTCGTAGGCGTTATTCAGGGCCGCCTTGCCCACACCGAGGATGCGCTTGATGTAACCGTCAGACAGCGGCGGCTTGCGCTGGCCCCGTAGCCACGCCATGAAGTCGCGTTGGCTCTGCTTGTCGATCTCCGACACCATCCGGCCGCTGAAATAGTCGGACCAGTAGGCAAGGGCGATTTCGGTGGTTTCCTTCGCCTTCAGCGCGCTCCCGTGGCGGTGCCAGTAGCGCACTAGCACCTGATCCAGCGGGACCGCCTGCGGCGCCTGCTTGCCTAGTTTCGCGTTCCGGATGACCCACTCGGCAAGAGCGACCTTGGCCGCCTGAAAGTCGCTTGCGCTAAGGCTTGCGCGCTTTGTCTGTCGAGTGGCGGCGTCGTACCACGTGCGGCACCACTGTTCGGAGCCTGGACGCTTTGAGAGCCAGTAGTCGCCGAATTGTCCGAGCCGTTCCTGCATTGCCGTAGGTACTCTGAAAGAATCTCGTCTGTGTAACGGATGATGCGCTGACCCATACGGATCGGGCTGATTCGACCGGCCAACCGCTCACGGGTCAGCGATGCCTTGCTGATCCCCAGCTTGCGGGCGGCCTCCGTCTCGGTGAACGGGCGCTGCAAAACTTCAGCGGCTCCCATATCGCACCCCCAGCCACTCCGCCATCTGCCCCCGCGATCCGGTCATGGCTTGCTCCGCTTTGTAATCCGTGTCGGCTTGTCTCGCGGGCCGTATCCGACCCACACGCCGCGCTCTGGCGTGATCCCGGTCATAGAGTTGCCCCAAGCTCCTGCGCTCCAATACTTGCTCACCTCCGTATAGCCGGGGTCGTACAGCCCCAGCTCCACACACAGGCGGCGCGCATCGCTCATGCTGTACGCAGCGACGTAGACATGCCCAACGTGGCCGTCTCGTTTCCATTCGTTGTCCGGCAAAACGCCATAACAGCGGCCGTTCCACAGCTTCAGTTCCTTAGCCATTACTTCACCCCTCCCTCGTCGTGGCTGGTCCCGTTCGCGGCGAGGAAGGCGGCGGCTTCGTTGCACTTGTCGGCCATGTTGCGGTAGTCGTATGGGTTGGCGGCGAACCATGCGAGCAAGCTGAAAGCCGCCTCCCTGGCGCGCTCGGCGGCCTCGGCTCGGGCCAGCAATCCGTCAATGTCGGCCATGCACTGCTCGCCGAATGCATCGGCGGTTTCCCGCCTGTAGCGAACGTTAGATAGCGTTTCCTCCAGTTCGGCCACCTGTAGCAGCAGCGCGGGGAGGGCGTTGACGGCGGCAATCATTAGGCGAGCGTCGGGGATTGCCCATGCCGTGGCGCGGTCAATCGACACCGTTCGCGGGCCGACCAAAATGGCGTGCTCTTGCGGACCAGTTGCAGGCGGCGAGATTTCCGCGCAGTGCCACGGCCCCGGCGTCGCCAATTTCAGCAACTCGGCCAGTCTCGCCACGTCCACGCGCTGGGTGTCAGGTGAAGTCATTTCCATTTCGTGATCCCTCGGCCGTGACGTTGCAGATAGCGCCACGACCAGTTGTGCAGCCTGTAGGCGCGGGCCAGTGTTTCGCGGTTCCTCCACCACTTGTGCCGCCACGCTGACTTGGCGAATCCGAGCGACTTAGCCACGGGACTCTCCCCGCATGGCGGCACGTTCGACTAACGCCTGTGCGTCGCGCATGTTGACGATGCTGATAGTCCCCGCCGCCACGATTCCGACGATTCGCATTGCTTCGGCCGCGTCCTCGGCCTCGTTAGGCGCTGCGGGCTGGGGGGTGCGCGCGGCGAGGGCGTAGGCGCGCATCTGCTCGGCGGTGTAAAGGTCTGCCACATGGGAGTATCGCGGGTTCAACTTGCCGAACGTCAGGGCGTCATTTATGCCGTCATGCGCGACGATTGTTTTCCGCCCTGTCTCGTCGTGCTGAAACTCATAAGCAGACGCCTCCGGCAACTCCGGCAAACCCTCCCCCGCTTCGGGCAGCGGCGCGGATGGGGTGGCACGTTCGCGCAGCACGTCACGCGCAGTGCCAAGCGCGGCGACCGTCTGCTCGTCGAAGTCCAACCCCGCTGCCTCGTCGATCAGGCTTTGCATTTCGCTGGCGCAGCGTTCGTATACCTTAGCGTTAGACACTGCTCGGCTCCTTCGTCAGGGCGGCGGTGAGCCAGCCGCGAATCAGTCCACGCAGCCGGTCATTGCCGAAAATGAAAAAGCAATCGAACTGGCGCATTTCAGCGAACGCCCGCTCCACCATCGCCTCATCCGCCCCAGCGGGGGCGGCCTGCTGCTGGGCGAGGAGGAAGCGAATCCGCTCCATGGCGGCAATGGTCTGCGGATCCTCGCCTAACTGTCCGCGCATGTAGGCTTCGTTTAGCTCACCTAGAACGTCGTTCCAAACCTCACCAGCGGGGGCGGCCTGCTGCTGGGCGAGGCTGCGCGCCAGCTTGGCAAGGTCGTTCGCCCAGCCACGCATCACGCTCATATCCTCGCCATCGGCCGATGCGTCACGGGCCTCCGCGCGCATTTCCGCGATGATCTTTTCCAGCCGTGCGTTGGGGGCCAATACTGCGGGGGGCGTTGAAAGGGTCATGGCTGCTGTTCCTTGATGCATTTGTACATGGCGCGAAGGGTGGAAAGCGGCGCGGTCTTTGTCGCGGTCTCTACCTCGAGGCGCAGTCGGGAAACTTCAATGGCATCACGATCACGCTGGGTTGGCTGCCGGAGATAGACGGGGTTCCACGAGTCAGCCCCAATCGCGCGGCCGGAGTGGCGGCGATATTTCGACTTTCCGACGATGATCTGCGTGGACGTAACGCGATCAACCGCCGCGATGGTTGCGGCCCATCGGTTATCAATCAGAACCTCGTCACCAACCTTCAACGCGGCCAGCCACTCACTGTCGTCTCTCACGTCTCTCTCCTGTAGTCAGAGCAGCCGGTGCGCTCTGCTAGTCACGGCTGCCCTGTGGTGCGTCAGGCCGCTTGCTTCCTTCTGCCTTTCACGATTGGGCTGTTTTCGCCCGTTCGCCTCTTGCAGTAGGCAAGGAATCCAGGCGCGTTCAAGTTCTCTTTTTGCGTTCCCCACGCCAGATTGCTTGGCGCGTTGTTGCGCGAGTCCTCGTCCATGTGCATGCAAACCGAGTCATAGGACGGCGGCGGGCCTTTGAAGGCTTCGCAGATGAGGCGGGCGACTTTGTATGTGCGCCCGCCACATCTCCAAATGAACCTCGACCCATCCCAGCAACCGACCGTGGGGACTCCCCCGTATTGCTTGCGACCAGCACCAGCCACGAACGGCTTCACCATCACCCGACCGAGAGACGAGGCAATTGCCCCGTCAACAGATGGGATTGCTCGCCAAATTTCTCGCTCAGTCATGGCGCGGCCTAAAACGGGATCTCAGAATCGTCAAACGCACCGGCCGCTGCTGCCTCTTGCTTGGGTGCGGATCGTTCCTGGCGCTGACCTTCCGGCTTCCAGTTGTCCGCGGCCGCATACCACTTGCCACCCTGCGACACCTTCACGTCAGCGTTAATCCACTCGCTGGACTTGGTTTGCAGCCACGCAATCAACTCCTCGCGTCGGATAGACAGCTTGGCCTTGACGTAATCCGGTGCGTTTTCGTTCGGTGCCTTGACGATCAGGCCATTAATAAACTCGGCTTCACTTTTCATGCTGCGATCCTCATTTGGAGTTCTGCGACTTTGGTTTGCACCAGTTCAAGGAACATGGCGCGGCGTTCTGCGAGCTGGTTCAGTTCTTCGGTGACCTCTCCGCGATACGTGCGGAAGATCGCCAGTTGGTTCCATTCGGGGTAGTCGGCGCAGTAGCTAACGAAATCGACCCAATCGCGCCCCGTGCAGTCCAGGTGCCCAATGCGCTGCCACTTGTAGGCAGGGTCTGCGGCCCCCCGGCGGATGTTGGCCTCATGCACGCTGGCGATAACCGACTTAATCTCGATCACACCGTCACGGCTAATGAGTCCGTCCGGGGAGTCGCCATGCGTGCCGTGGCAGAAGAATCCGCCGTTTGTCACGTCTACGAAGTTCTGTTCTTCGTAGAGCATCCTGGCAATCGGTTCCTGTGCGTGCCCGCGCTCCATGTGTTCGTTCTTGAAGCTGTATTCCGCCTTGCGCCCGGTGACGATCTCCAGTGCAATCTTTAGCGCGTACTCTTTCGCTGGCTCGCCGAACGCCTTGCCATAGTTCGCCATGAACGTGCCGAACTTTGACGCGGTAGCCTTGCCCAACCGCAGCGCATCCCATTCCGGCGTGTTCTGTTCTACGTCGTGAAAGATCACGCGGCCTCCTGCTGTGCGGGCGTGCATTCCGTTACGAGCTGCTTCTGATGCGCCTCGCTAATGTCCACGCGGGACAGCACGGCATCGAGGTTCCCGTCGCGCAGGTATGCGGCCTTGGCGTTAGCCCAAGCGGTGGCCTGCTCTGGCGTGAGCTGCTTCTTGCCGGGAGCCTTCGGGCTGATACGCAAGCCCTCCATGACCTCGTTGCCGAACTTGACGTTCTTGTCCACGTAGACCGTGACGCGCACGTCGGTCCAGTCCTCGATAAAGGCGGAGCCGGTCAATTCCTTCACCACCTTGGAATTGGTGGCGTTCAGGATCATGGGCTTCAGCGGCTCACCAGGACGAATCTCACTCTCCACGAAATAGGCCGTGTTGAACTGGTCCTTCGTCTTTTTCGTCTTGTCCTTCTCCAGTGCGACACGCTTAATCGTGAGCACGGTCGGCCCAACAATGTCCGCGCTGCTCAGGTATGGCGAGTTGAACGCCTTGCGGAAGTGGGTTTTGTCAGTAGTCATTTGCAGACTCCGTTGTAAGTTCCAGCCCGCCCGCCACTGGGGGGTAGGGGTATTCAGTGGCGGACAGGCCGGAGGGGAGGGTGTTGCCGAAGATCGGCGCCAGGACGCGCGGCGGAATGTCTGCGCGGTAGCCGTCGCGGGTCTGTGCGGACTGCTGCAAGTAGCGCATACGGTTCTCCATGAACATCGCGGCTTCGGCTGCGCGGTCGGCGTGGTGAAGGTTCATGCGCTCATTCCTCGTCGGTCTGATTGATGGGAAACGGGGTCCCGGCGAAGTAGTCGGGCACGTCATCGGCCAGCGACACGCGCGGCGACGGCTCGCGGTCCTCCTCGCAGACGTTCGCGTAGTAGTCGCCTGCGCAGATGCCGTTCTCGGCTTCCCACTCGGCGTCAGCGTCGCGCGGTGTCCCGATGATCGCGGTGAAGTTGGTTTGCAGATGGCGATTGATGGCGTTCATACAAACCACCCAGCCATCGCGGCCAGCACGCCAACCGTCGCGCCAATGCAGATGCCAACGATCAGCACCGGGGCCATGAATCCATCCGCGTCTTTGCGGCCCTGCTGCAATCCGCGAGTGAATCCGACAACCTCGCCCTTGAGGAATCCGTCGTCGTAGCGGCTCCTGGCGACGCGTTCGGCTTGGCGCGCAACGTCTTGCATCTGCACAGAGATGGGAAACAGGGGTTGGACTCGGGCGCTCACAGGGCCTCCAGCGATTCGTTCAACGATGGGTTCAAGGTCGGAAAGGAACTCGGCAGACGTGCGCATCACTTGGAGCCCCCGATGAAGTCGGCCTCATGCACCGTGAAGGTGCCGGGCTCGGCGCAGCAGGTGACGGGGTTCCAGCGCAGGCACGCTCCGGTGTAGTAGCCGTATTCGCGCGGCTCTCTTTCGACGGCAGGGCGCTTGACTCGTTCGCCCTGCCACTCGGGTTCGCAGAACCAGTAGTCGCCGGGACCGGGGAGGTTGTCGTTGTTCATCACAGCACCCCCAGCGCGGTCAGCAGCACCACTTCCGCCAGCAAGATCGCGGACAGGATCGCCACGCGGAACTCGTAGTGGATGGAGAGGTAGAGGGCGAGCGGGGAGACGCGCTCGGGTTCGCCGTAGGTGCTGGCTGTTCCGTCATAGATCGGTGGCATTGCCGTAACCCTCCCAATGCTTCATGCGGTGAACGACGCCCTTGGAGATGCCGTACTTCTGGCAAAGCTGGCGCTCTGATAGCCCGTCTTTGTTCGCGCGCACTTCTTCAATCAACTCGGGGCTGTGGCGAGTTGGGCGTCCAGGCTTTTCGTTGTAGACGTACTTGAAGCGACCCTTGGCAATGGCATCCAAGGTGTTGTCGCGGGCGGTACCGACGAACAAGTGCGCGGGGTTAACGCACATGGGCGTGTCGCACTTGTGGCAAACCATCATTCCCTTCGGGATCGGACCGTGGTGCAGGACGTAGGACAGGCGATGCGCTAAGACCTGCACCCCATGCACGTACATGCCGCCGTAGTTGGAGCTCTTGTGCCCGGTCCAAAGCCAGCAACCCGTTTCGGGGACTGGAACCCAGCGCCGGTTGAAAACCTCTGCAATCTCCACTCTTGCCTCCCATCCCCGGGTGTCTGTGGGGCGATGGGGAAAGATTAGGCATTCCCAATCTTGTTGTCAATAGGTCTACCCAATTTATTTTCACCGGGCGAAAAAAAGCCCGCGCTTGGCGGGCTCTGGCATCTATTCAGGGTGGCTTAATCGTTCAGGATGGCCCTTGCCACCGGACAGCCGTGTTTGAGCTTTGGAACGTCATGGCGGAGCAGCTGCTCTAACAGCTCCGTTTGGTTCAGGAGCCAGAGAAGGCGGTTCATCTGGTCATCCGAGAGGTGTTGCAGCCTCGGAATCCGGTGGTTCGTAAACGCGACGATGTTACCCCTTGTCGCTGGCGGCTCTGCTTGTTCCTTCAACTCGATCACTACCGTTCCCCTGTAGCCGCAGGGCTGCGGCCTCTATAAGCCTTTTTGAGTTCTCAGGGGAAAGGGAGCCGCCGTCAGCCTGGATCAGCGCGTAGATCGCGCTAAGCCTCTCAGCTCGGGGGAGGAGGGAGTACGCAAGCCTGCGATCCGGCCCCTCCTCAAACAAGACCCACTTTTCCGCCTCGACCAGAATATGTGGGTCTAGTGTCGCCAGATGAGACTTGGGAGCAAGGTCGGAGGTAACAGTTTCTCCTAATTTTTCGTTAACCCACCCTTCACGGTTTGTTAACGGTTCACGGGGGCCTTTCCCCGTTGCCAGCCATTCGGCATTGACGCCCAAAAACCGTGACGCAGCCAGCAGATTGGCTCCCTCCAGGGTCTTTGTCTTTCCCGATAGCCAGTTGTTGACCGAGGCAGGATCAATGCCACAGGCGACGGCTAGGCGTTTCTGCCCACCACGTCCCAGCGGCTCGATCAATCCCTTGAGGCGGTCCTTCAGCGTTCCATCTTTCATTGCGTCAATGCTACTCATAGGGATATTGAATCTGGTCAATAGGAGGGGTTGACAATTGATTGGGAATACCCAACAATTGACCCATGACCAAGAAGCGCAACGCCGAAGCGATCCGCGTCATCAAGGCCCTTGGGGGCACTGGTGCAACTGCTGCGCTATTCGACATTCACGCCGCATCGGTTAGCGGCTGGAAGGTTCACGGCATCCCCAAGGCTCGCAAGCAGTTCCTGCAACTGCTGCGTCCTGATCTGTTCCCCGTGGTGAAGAAGAAGTAAGTCGGTCATTGGGCTGGTCCGGTATCGGGCTGGCCCTTTTTTTGCCCGAAGTGACTTGCGAACCGTAGCGAACTGTTGCGAAGTCTGGAGAAACCGCATGAAACAAGACACTTTTCAGGGTTTTGGGCCGACGGGTGATCTGTGGCGCGCTCCGTGCGATATGCCCGATGAAGTGGTGACGCTGTGCAGAGATGAGGCGGACGCGGTTACGCATTCGCTGAATTTCGCAAAGGCGCGCTTCGGCCTCACCCATCAGGGGGTTGCCATTCGCTGCGGATGGAAGTCCGCCAGCTACCTGAGCGAGATCGCACACGGCACCAAGAAGATGCCGGAGGAGCGCGTTGACCTCTTTGTGAAGGCAACCGGCTGCAACCTCCTCCAGCAACTCATCCAGCGCCGCCGGATCGAGGAGCGCATCGCTGGCAAGGAAACCGCCAACGAGCGCAACCGCGCCGTGCTGGCCCGGATGCTGGCGGTGGCGGCATGAAAGACCACGACCCCGGAATCATCTGCGCCCAAATGGTGCTAGGCGATCAGGTCATGCGCCTGGACGCCCTAGAAACGCGCATGTGGGCCGCCCGCGACCGTGGCCTGTACGTCGCGCCTGAACTTCCCGCCGACCGTGCAGAGGCCATTGCGACGAGCGTGGCACTGGAAGTCATCGCGGCATCACTGGAGGGGCGCCCATGACCTACCACGGAGCGGAATGGGCCCGATGGCCCGCAGCGATTCCCAAGAGTCGGGAGTTACGGGAAAGGAAGTTGGAAGTGGTGAGGGCTGAGCCGGAGCAGCTCACGGAAGAAGAAGCAAGACGACGGATCGCAGAGCAGAAGGCGCGGGATTTTGGGGCAGGACAGTTGTTCGGGAAGTAAGCAGGTAGGGGAAGGACGTAATGAATTACTACAAGCGGCACCTGGGCGATTACGCCAAGGACACACGGCACCTTTCATTGATGGAACACGGCGCTTTCTGCCTGCTGCTGGACTACTACTACGCCACCGAAAAGGCGATCCCCGATGACCGATGCGAACGCATAGCAAACGCATATGCGGATGCAGAGCGTGTCGCAGTGCGTTCCGTGCTGAAAGAGTTTTTCGTGGAGACGCCGGAAGGCTGGCGGAACGAGAAGGCAGAGAGCGTTATTGCCGAGTCTCAGGGTAAGTCCTTGAAAGCTAAGGAATCTGCAAAAGCAAGGTGGGGAGAAACGCAAAGCGACCGCAATGCGAACGCATCAAAACCGCATACCGAACGCAATGCTAGCCATAAGCCACTAGCCAATAGCCATAAGAAAGAAGAAGAGTTGGAGGTTTTGCCCGATTGGCTGCCTGCCAACCGCTGGGCCGACTTCATCGAACACCGCAAGGCACTCCGCAAGCCGATGACCGACAAGGCTCGGGCGCGGATGCTGACCCATCTCGCCGCGATGCAGGCGAAGGGCCATGACGTGCTGGCCCTGATGGACACCGCGATCCGCTCCGGCTGGCAGGACGTGTACGAGCCGAAGGCAGCGGGCCAATTCAATTCGCCGAGCGTGCCCCGTCCGGCCAAGACGAGGCAGCAGCTATGACCCGCTTGGAATCCGTGCGCGTCCCGCCGTCGAGCGCGGAAGCCGAGCAAGCCGTCCTTGGCGGCCTGATGCTGGCCCCGCAGGCGTTGGCTAAGCTCAATCTGGCCGAGGCCGATTTCTACCGCCGCGACCACCAAACCATCTACCGCGCCATCTGCGAGCTTGACCGCAAGGGACAGCCTTTCGACGCCGTGACGCTGGCCGAGTGGTTTGAGTCCAAGGGGTTGGGCGAGTTGGTGCAGAACGGCGCGTACCTGATCGACCTTGCCACGACGACCCCGAGCGCGGCGAATATTGGGGCCTACGCAGCCATCGTCCGCGACAAGACCGTACTTCGGTCTGCCATCGAGGCGGCTTCCACGCTGCTGAACGATAGCTACAACCCCAACCGCCGCGAGTCGTCCGAAATCATCGACACCGCCATTGGTGCGTTGATGGCGCTGGCGAAGCAGGAAGCCCGCCACGACTACACGCTGACCCAAGCGGTCACGGATGCCTTCGCGGATATGCAGGCGGCATGGCAAGCGGGCGGCCAGCTCCGCGGCATCCCCACCGGGTTCTCTCGCATGGACAAGCGCCTTGGCGGCTTCCACGGCGGCGACCTGATCGTGATTGGCGCCCGCCCCGCGATGGGCAAGACGGCCCTGCTAATCAACCTCGCCGAGTACGCGGCCGAGCAGGGGCATTGCGTCGGGATGATTTCGGGCGAGCAATCGGCCATGCAGGTCGGGCAGCGCGTGATGGCCCGTACCTCCGGTGTGGCTGCGGAGAAGATGCGCAGCGGCGACCTGGAGGACGAGGAATGGCCGCGCCTGAATCACGCCATTGTGGAAATCAAGAAGCAGAACTTCCACATCCACGACCGCAGCGCCCCAACGCTGGACGAGGTGCGCCGCAAGTTGCGCCAGTGGAAGTACGAGTTCGGCATGAAGGCGGCCTATATCGACTACGCCCAGCGCATCCGGGTGCCGAAGGCTTCCAACCGCGTTGACGAGGTTGCCGAAGTGGCGCGCGGCTTGAAAGAGATTGCCCGCGACCTGGACGTGCCGGTTATCGCGCTGGCTCAGGTGGTCAAGGGCGTGGACAGCCGCGAGGACAAGCGCCCCGGTATGTCGGACTTGGCGAACAGCGATGACCTCGTGCGCGAGGCGGATGTGATCGCGATGTTGTACCGCGACGAGGTTTACCGCGAGGACAGCCCGCACAAGGGCGTCGCGGAGCTGAATGTTGAGAAGAACCGCCACGGCCCCTGTGGGCAATTCCAGCTTGCTTGGCTGGCCGAAACCATGCGCTTCGGCGACTTGGCACGAGAGCGCGACTTTTGAACTGGCAGCAGTCGGGCAAGTGGACGCTGCAAAGCGATAACGGGGGATACATGGTCACGAAATACATCGTCAACGGTAAGCCGGTCTACCAAGCGATCAAGCGGCCAGCGACCTCGCTGCTGGTGGCGGACAGCGCGGACAAGTGCAAGGCGGCGTGTGAGGCTGACAATGGCTAAGGCCGCCAAGAAGCCCCGCCACGCTCTGCGCGTCATCCGTGGCGGTTACGCCCCGGCCGATGCCAGCACGGCCGCTGTACTGCGCGATGGGCACCGTATCGGCGACCTCGTGTTTGCAGAGTTCACCAAGCCGCGCAATCCCGGCTTCCACCGTCTCGCCCACCAGCTTGGCGGGATGCTCGCCGAGAACCTGGACGCCTTTGAGGGCATGGGCTGGCACGCCGTCCTGAAGCGGTTGCAGATCGAGGGCGACATTGCCTGCGAACACATCGCGCTGCGCTTCCCTGGCGCTGGTCCCGTCGAGTATCGGCAGGCCCGCAGTCTGTCTTACGAAAGCATGGACGACGCGGAGTTCAAGGGTGTCATTGCGGCCATGTGCCGATACGTCGCTAAGACCTACTGGCCGACTTGCACGGCTGAGCAAGTGCAGCAGATGGCCTCGTGCTGGGTGGAGGCCGTATGAAGCTACTTGTCTGCGGCGGTCGGGACTTCAAGGACACGGAGTTTGTGTTTGCGACTCTGGACAAGGTGCACGAGCGCAAGCCTGTTTCTATCGTGATTCAGGGCGGGGCCCTTGGTGCAGACACCATAGCGAGGGCGTGGGCCATAACGCGAAACATTCACCACGCGCAGGTTGACGCCATCTGGCGGCCTAACGGCGTGCTGGATCGCGGCGCAGGGCCGAAGCGTAACCGGGCGATGCTGCTACTGGCCCCGGATGCCGTTGTGGCCTTCCCTGGCGGCACCGGAACGGCTGACATGGTGAAGGCGGCCCGCGCCGCTCACGTCCGCATCGTGTGGGAGCCGAAGCCGTGATCGTCTCCAAGAAGCTCCGCCAGTCCGCAGGCCACCACAACGCCTACTGCACGGTTCAAGTGGCGGGCGTCTGTCCTGACCCGACCGATGCCAAGACGGCTGGCTGTGTCCTGGCTCACTGGCGGTTCTCTGGCAACGCAGGCGGCGCACAGAAGCCAGATGACCTCTGCGCCGGGCTGGCTTGCGGCCCCTGTCACACCGTCATGGATTCAAACGGCACCGCGCACGGCATTCAGCGTGGGTCGGAGGAATGGCTGTTCTACGCCTTCCGGTCAACGGTTCGCACCCTTCGTTTTTGGCACGAAAACGACTTTCTGGAGATTAAGTAAATGAGCAGAGCAGAACGAATCCGCGAATACCTGCGGCAGAACGGCGCGACCACCCCGGAGAGTGGTATCACCCGCACGCAGATTCGCGCGGCGCTGGGGCTGACCAAGAACCAGTCGAGTTCCGGCATCAACGACCTGAAGCGGGCGGAGTTCATCGCGTCCGTGGGCGAGGTTCGGACGATGCGCTACTACGTGACGGGCAAAGAGCCTGCTGTGCCGATGACGCCGGATGCGAAGCGCGAGTCTGAGAAGGCCCGCCAGATTCGCCGCCGTCGCAAGGCTGGGAGCGTGTCGCGTGCTGAATGGCTGGCGCGCATTTGGGCGAAGCGAAACAAGGAGGCTGCGGACCTGTTGGAGCGCAAGGCGAGGCGGGCCGCCAAGCGGGATGCCGAGAAGCAGCAAGCCGCACTGAAAGCCGCCGCCGCCAAGGTCATCAAGGCCAAGAAGGTCGCAAAGACGGTGGCGAAGGTCCGCGCGGTGGCTGAGTCGAACTATCGGTTCACGTCCACTGCGCCGGTAAAGCAGCAGATCGCCCCGCCGCAGTCGGTGGAGGAATGGCTGGCACAGGGCGGCACGGTGGAGCGGTTGGATGCGTTCGCGGTGTCCAAGCCGTTCCGCGCTATCGGGTTCAACAATCGGGAGGCGGCATGAACGAGCTTAAGGATTGTCCGTTTTGCGGGGGTAAGGCGGTGGCGTCTAACTACGTGGTGGAGGCGGCAGTGCGTTGTGTTGATTGCCGCGCCACCATCAAGCGCACTCACGGCCAGTACGACGACATCGGGTACCCGGAGGCAATCGACGCATGGAACCGCCGCGCATCCGACCGCAAGGAGTGCTACTGGCCGGAATGTGAATGCACTGTTGCCGAGCAAAAGTCAGGCGCCGCGCTCTGCTCCGATCCTCGCTACACCGTAACCGACGCAGGCCGAGCCATGCTCAAGGATGGTGAGTAATGCGCTGGGAATACGGAGGTTCGCCCGGATGGCTTGAGGCTGAAACGCTTGCAGGTTGGTTCGTCGTTGCGGAATCCGCATCCGGATTCTGGGCTGGGTGGTTGCCGACCGGAGCAGATAGCCGGGTGGGGATTGGCACCTATCGGACGCAGGCCGCCGCCAAGGGTGCGTGCAAGCGGTACGCAAAGAAGATGGCCGCCGCCTTCAAGGCAATGGGGAAGGCCGGATGGCAATGAGCCCGACCGCCAGGACGCTCGCCAAGCTCCGAAAGGAAGGCTGGCTTGCATGGGTTGTTGAGAAGTTCATTCCGCAAGTTAACCAGCGGTCGGACCTGTTCGGGTTTATCGACGTGCTGGCAATCCGTGGCGACGAAACGCTA